AGCGAGACGCGCGTGCCCGACAAGAACAACGCCGGCGCGTCGAGCGTCGAGAACGTGAAGACGAGCGAGTTGTCGAACAGCGGCACGCCGTCGCGCGAAACGACAGCTTCGATCCGCACCGGAGCAAGCCGCGTGCTTGTCGGGTCGAGCAGCGACGCGAAGGGTGCTAGCGCAAACGGCAGCGCGGGCAAGTCGGGCACCGTGACGCCGGCGCCAATGTTGTTCGTGAACGTGTTGAGCTGCGTCGTCGTGTAGCGGTAGGCGTTGAAGATTTCGAAGAGCACGTTCTCGGTCGCGACGACGACGCCGAGCGCTTGCTTCACCCGCGGCAGAATGTGCACCCGCTCGAACCAGTCGAAACCGGGAGTCGATTCGTAGACGATGTCGGCCGCGAAGTTCTGGCGCAGCGGCGTCGGGAACGGAAGACTGCCCGCGGCCCACGCGGCGGGGCCGATGTCCGCGTTCACCAACGCGCCGAGTGTGAAGTTGAGCTTGCCCTTCACGACCCCGTAGGTGCGGTCGATGAGCAGCGTCGGTTCGAGCACTCCGGGGAAGTCGGCCACGGTCTTAGATCGTCACCTTGCGGTAGGCGATGCCTTGGTTTCGCGTGCTGCCGGTGTTGCTCACCGACGTTTTGTAGCGCGACGGAAAGAGCACCCACACGTCGGAACCGACGGTCACTTCGTCGGCCGGCGCATAGTTGCGCATGTTCGCCCCGCGAACGTCGAGCATGTAGCCGAGTTCGTGCCAGCGGGCCAACGTTCGATCGTCATACCAAACGCCGATCGGGTAGAGCGGAACGACACCGCTGCCGATGGTGCTGCCGTGGCGACCGAAGGGGCGCGCGATTGGCCCGCCGCGGAACCCGCCCTGCAGCGATTCGCGAGCGATGGCAGCGCGGTCGGTGCCTGTGTTGGCGATGAGCCCCGCCCACGTGAGCCCCCACTTGCCCGATGCGGTTTGGTTCGGCAACCCCTCGCAGTGCACCGTGCCGACGAATGGACGAACAACGGTGTCGCTGGTGATCCCCGCCAACCCATCGAGTAGATGCGTCGACACCGCGCGAACGGCGCTGTCGCCCGTTCCGCCGGCCGGGTCGATGCGCCACCCGTAGGAGTATTCGCCCCCGGTCCACGTGCCGCGCTTGTCGAGCAACCCGAACCCGAAGTGCGTGAACGACAACGTGCCAACGGCTTCGGCGACGGCATGAATGTAGAAGTCGGATTCGAAGAACCAATAGCGCATTGACGAGTCGACGAAGGGCACGTGCCGACCCGTGAGCAACGTCGCGTTCGTGCCGCTGATGTTTCCTTGTCCGCTGTCGTTCGTGTGGTTGCCCGGATCGGTCGCGCTGTTGACGAATGCCGTGTGCTGGTAGATCGCGGCGCACGTTGGCGACGTGGTCGACCACCGGAAAGCAACCGACACCGTGCTCCGCGTCAGAAAGAGCCGGTCGCTTGCCGAATGGTCGATCGTCCAACCGTTCGCGCTGGCGAACGTGTTCAGTCGAGCGAAGAGGTCGCCGATGTTGGTGGCTGTGCCAGTTTCGTATGCCATGGGCTAAGACTCCGCGAGCGCGAAGAACGAATAGCGCTCCGAACGGTGCGCGTTGGGAAAGATGCGGTAGCGAACGCTGCCGATCGTGACCGAGTCTTCGGGTGCGACCGCGCTGCCGTCCGACTTCGTGCCGGGAATCCAGAACGCACCGTCGACCTCACCGCGCAGCAAGTGCTCGGCAAGCGTGTTGCCCGATCCGTCGATGTTGTTCGTGAAGACGATCAGCGGGAACAACAACAGTTGATCGGTGACGCCGAGTGCGGGCATGAGCGTCTGCGACGCGGCGCCGCCGTTTTGCTGCGAAATGCCAAGTTGCGAGAACACGTCGAAACCGAGCCGCCCGTTGTCCGAGATGTTGTCTTCGGCCGACGAACCGGCGACGTCGGGACTACCACCCACCGGGTGCAGCACGTTCGGCGTCGTCGCCGTCGCAACGTTGACGTTTTGCACCGTCACCCACGCGGAATCGCTTGGCCGGCGGAATGCTGCGGGGCAGTTCGCCGTATCGTGAAACAACTCCGACAGCCCGGTGACGAAGACGCCGCCAGCATCGGGAAGCCTGTTGAACGAGCGCGTCGACGCCGACAGATAGAGCGGGTAGGGCGATTCGATGTGCGTGCCGAACGGGTTCATCAACCCGGCGTGCATCGACGTGAACGACGTGATCGAGACGCCGACCGCTTTCACGACCGCGATCACGCGGCGGTTTCGAACCGAGAACCAATAGGTCTGCGCATTGTCGAAGAGCAGGAAACAGATTCCCGCGTTCGACGTCGGGTCGGGATTCGGGCCGACGTTGGGCATCGTCGCGAACGAGAGCCCCGCGTTGAAGTTGTCCATGCCGACGACAAGCCACCCGTAACGAGTGCTCAAGCCGCTCGTCGCTGTGTAGGTGCGAAACCCGATGAGCGGGTCGGTGCCGGTGCCGGCCGTGCCCTGCAGGATGACTTCTTTCTCGTCGTTGATGCCGTTCGTGCTGAACCCGTTGCGGTTCCACAACGCCGACCATCCGCTCGCAGTGAGTGTCAAGTTGAACGTCGCGCCGGTGCCCGAGCCGCCGGTCGCCGCGGCGCCCGTCGTGCCGATGAGCGTTGTCATCGTGGTATTGATCGTGCACCCCGAGCCCGTGGTCGCCGTGCTCGGGCCGACGATCGTCGTAGCGGCACCGGTGCCCGCGGGGGCGACCGTGTAGGCGCCGCCAGTTTCTAGCAGCGTGACAGCGGTCACCACTCCCGAGCCGTTCGTCGTTGCGCTCACCTTCGCGCGCTCGGTCGCCGTGCCACCTTGGATTTCGAGGATGACCGTCGTCGACACCGGGTAGCCGGTGCCGCCGGCGTTGACGGCGACCGTCGCGACTCGATTCGAGAACGCGCCGTTGCTTCGAATGGCGAACGTCGCGATTGCGCCGCCGCCGCCGAGCGTCAGAACTTCAATCGTGCACGGCTGGTAGCCGCCGGCGTGCGTGATCGTCAAGAGGTTGCCCGCCGTGTAGCCCGTGCCGGCCGCGTTCAGAGCGGCCGCGCTCACGTGCTGCGACGTCATGCACGCGACGAACCGAGTCAGAATCTCACGGTAGGAGTTCGACGAAGGGGAAGTGCCGGTTTGGAACATGGGTCACGCTAGAAGTTGGCGAAGCACGTCTTTTTTCTTCGAGAGAATGTTCACGATCGCTTCGTCGGCGATCCCGCTGTTGATCGCTTCGGGCACTGCGTTCGGGTTCTCGACGTTGACGACTTGCACGGTAACCGGTTGCGGTGCCGCTGCAGCGGCAACGGTTGCAGGATTCGGAACGATGCTGCCCGTGCGGTTCGGAACGAACATTTCGGGCCCTTCCTCGCCGACTGCGAACGGGGCTTGGCCGGGTTGCACAGTGCCGCCACGAGCGCGGCCCGAGTTGACTGCGGTCGTGACGAGCCCGCCGGTGCCGCCCGTGCCCGAGTTGAGCACCGCGTTGAGCGCTTGCACGACGAGAAGCCGCGCGATGATCCGGGTGATGTCCGCGAGGATTGCCGTCGCGAACTCTTTGAACGAGAACGTGCCGGTCTTCACGAACTCGACGATCGCGTCGGTGGCCGTGTTCGCGAACACGTCGACGATGCCTTCGGCAACCGAAGCGAGGTCTTCGGCTTCCTGTTTGATCTTGAGCAGCGCGCGCGAGAAGCCGTCTTCGAGGGTCTTCGAGCTTTCGAGTTGGCGCAAACGAAGGTTCTCGATCGCTGCGTCGATCTCGGGAATGAGTTGCTTCTCACGATCGCGCAGCACGTTCAAGTCGGCGAGCTGCTGATTGATCTGCGCGTTGACGTCGATCTGCTCGCGCAGCACGTCGATTCGCGCGTTCTGTTCGGCTTGCGCCTTCGCAACCCGCTCTTCCTGTTCGGCTTGCTCTTTGACCTTTGCGGTGAGTTCTTGCCGCGTGATGAGTGCCGACGCGAGTTGGGTCTGCTGCTCGGCGGTCAGCTTGACACCCTTCTCGGCGAGTTCGGCTTCGATCAACAGCCCTTCGCGCTGCAGCCCGAGGTTGTTCGCGCGAATCGCCAGCTCGGCGTTCTGTTGCTTGAGGCTTTCGAGCTGCGCCTTGAACGGGTCGACCTTCTCGA